GATCAAAGAACGTAGAAGATCCCGCGTCCTGAGACTGATCAACGAAAAGTTCGGGGGAAATAAGGCCGCCTTCGCAAAGGCGATTGGCAGGCCTGCGCCAAACGTCCACCGGATGCTTGCCGAGCCAAATGAGCTTCCCGCTTCGGCGGGATTTTTTTTGCCCTGACAAAAATAATTACCCTTTTGGGTATTGACGAAAGATACCCAGATGGGTAGCATCATTTCACGCCACCGACGCTGCCCAGGTCAGCCAAGGAAGATAAGGGCCTGAAGTTGATTGGCTTCATTAGCGACACACCGGACGGGTGGCACACACAACAACCAGAGGACTTATGAGCATTCTGAACATTGAAACCGTAAACCGTTTCCGCACCGCTGACGGCCAGGAATTCGACAACAAACTCGAAGCGCAACGTCACGCCACCGTGATCTCTGTGACCGAGAAAGCAACCAGCTTTGTCACCAAGGAGCTGGGATACACCAAATCGCACCTCACCGGCGCCGTGAAAGCCATCGTCGAGTGGGAATTGAATAGCCGGTTTGGTGTTGATGAAGCGCCTGAAGAAACGGCCTCTGCGATCAGCGAACAAAAGTACGCCGCTTAACGATTTCGGGCCAAGGAAGGCCCACCCCACCGAGAAATTTCATGAGCAGCAGAATCCGGAATTACCTCATCGCGACAGCCGTCATCGCCGCATGGGCTGCCGTTTCAGAAATGGATGCAAAGGATTACGAACTGGCCCACGGGACAGTTCAAGTCGCACAGAAATAGCGAGGAAGAAGGTCAGCGCTGGAAGAGCCTTCAACGATCACCAGCGAGCGTACAGGGTGGGCCAGAGATTTCTTTCTGATCTGGAATCCGAGGGACGCTCAATTACTAAAACAAACTCGAGGAAAGAAAGATGAGCAATGCATTAACGGCCCTAACCGGCCAACTCGCACAAAGATTTGATTTGGGTGTAGACGGCAAAGATCTGGTGACCACCCTCAAGGCCACTGCTTTCAGAGTTAATGACGGAGAGGTCTCTGACGCGCAAATGACTGCGCTGCTGATTGTCGCAAATCAGTACGGACTTAACCCTTGGACCAAAGAAATCTACGCCTTTCCTGACAAGAAAAACGGGATCATCCCGGTGGTTGGCGTCGATGGCTGGAGCCGCATCATCAACGGTCACCCATCGTTCGATGGTATGGAGTTCAACCTTTCCAGCGAGACCATCACGTTTCCAGGCGCCAAAGCCTGCCCTGAGTGGATGGAATGCTCCATTTTCCGCAAGGACAGATCGCACCCGATTGTGATCCGTGAATACCTTGATGAGGTTTACCGCGAGGCTTTTAAGGGCAAGTTCGGGGATGTCACTGGCCCTTGGCAAAGCCACACCAAACGGATGCTGCGCCATAAGACCATGATCCAGGCCGCTCGCTTGGCATTCAGTTTTGCCGGTATCTACGACGAAGACGAAGCTCAGCGCATTACAGACTCTGAAATCGACGTCACGCCCACACGCTCTTCGGCTCCTGCGACTCCCGCCGCCCTCCCCGTCTACGACGAAGAGTCTTTCAAAAAAAATATCGATGCTTGGAGTGGGATGGTTTCCAAGGGAGCAAAAACCCCTGCGCAAATCATCGCATTGCTCGCATCCAAGTACACCGTTTCTGAAGAGCATCGGCAGGCAATCAATGCCTTGCAGCCCGCAATTGAAGGAGAACTCGCATGAAGAAAATTATTGAACTCGTCCAAGGGACTGAGGCATGGCATGCACATCGTGCGCGTTCTTTGAATGCATCAGAAGCACCAGTCATGTTGGGGATCAGCAAGTACTGCAGCCGCTCTGAACTCCTCAAACAAAAGGCGACGGGTGTTGTTCCGGAAATCGATCCCATGCTTCAGCGTCGTTTTGATGACGGCCATAAATTCGAAGCCATGGCTCGCCCATGGGCCGAAGAAATCATCGGTGCAGAACTGTTTCCTTCAACGATGTCTCTTGAGGTGGATGGGCTTTCTCTGGCCGCATCGCTCGACGGGATCACCATGATGGAAGACATCACATTCGAGCATAAAACCCTGAACCTGGATCTTGCTGAGTCGCTTCAGGCTGGAATTATTCCAGAGGAATACCACCCGCAGATGGAACAAGGGTTGATGATTTCAGGCGCCAGCAAGTGCCTTTTCATGGCCTCAAAAGGCAATAAGGAAGAAGCGCTTCACGCTTGGTACGAACCAAGGCCCGAGGTTCGCAACCGCCTGATAGCTGGCTGGAAGCAGTTCCTTGAGGACATGAAATCCTGGCAGCCAAGTGAAACCCAAGAGGCATTAATTGCTCAGACTCCTGACTCTCTCCCTGCCCTCTTGGTCCAGGTCGAGGGACGCGTCGTTGCCACCAATCTGGATGCCTTCAAGACCAAGGCGATGGACTTGATTGGCGGAATCAAAACCGAGCTTTCTTCAGATCAGGACTTTGTGGATGCGGAAGCAACCGTCAAGTTCTGCAAGGAAGCCGAGGAACGTCTTGAACTGGTAAAGGCTCAAGCTCTCGCACAGACCGCCGACATCGATGCGGTATTCCGCGCCATGGACGACATCAAGGAAGCCATGCGCAGGACTCGCCTGGAACTTGAAAAGAAGGTGAAGTCCAGGAAGGAAGAGATCCGTGTCGCCATGATTCGGACAGCCCAGGCCGAGTTCCAGGATTACATCAATCGGTTCAACGCCGAGTTCGGTAAACCCTACCTCTCAATGCGCGCTGACTTTGATCTCGCCATCAAAGGAAAGAAGAGCATCAAAAGCTGTCAGGACGCCATCGACACCGCGATGGCCAATGCAAAGATCGAGGCTAGCGAAAAGGCGACAGTCCTTCGGTCAAACATCGTGACCGTAAAGGAAGAACACTGGGGCCTGCTCCATGACTTCGCAAACATCGGATCGCTTCCGTCTGAGCAGTTCGCTGCAATCCTTGCGGGCCGAATCGCTGATGACGAACAGCGTCGTGCGGCTGCTGCCGCTGCCGCTCAGGCCAAATCAGAAAGCCAAGTACAGGCGGCAACACAAGCTCAGCAAAAGCCTGCGCCTACCCAGCCACGGGTAGAGGAAAAGGTCATGCCTGCCGTCAGCAAAGACGACGTCGACGCGTTCATTTCAATCAACTCTTTCGGGAAAAACGAAGAACGGGTCCGCCAGATCCTGACTGAGTTCGTCTCGTTCCAGAAATCCCGTCAGATGCAGAAAGCGGCATAAGCCGGGCCGTGGCAGGCGGCTCCTGCCTTAACCGAGGTACGTTCATGCAAACACGTCCATTTATTGACACGCTCAGACACGTCGAAGGGGGAATTCTCCTTGACTCACTGAGCGACATTCAGCAGCAGATTGTTGAAGCCGTCCGGTTCACCAACAAGAACGGCGAAATCACCATCAAGCTGACCTACCGTCCTGAGGGTGCTGGCCAGCTCAGCATCGAGGCCGACATCAAGTCCAAGGCCCCGAAGATGCAGCGTGGCAAGTCCATCTTCTTCATCACCAAGGACGCAAACCTGGAGCGCAACGACCCCCGTCAGACGGAGCTGGATATCCGCCCGATGGAAGACGACCGCCCAGAAACCTTTAAGCAGGTCGGCTAATGAGCGAATCAAGCGACTACAAGCAAGCTTTCAATGCTGGCGCAGCGGCTTACGCCAAGGGAATCGATATCAATGGCGTTCCCTTTCTGATTACGCCAGAAGGTTACGAACTCAGAGAGTTCAAGCACCTCATGGATCATCCCACCAGGGTTGAAGAACATGTGACGGCACATACACCCGAATCATTCCTGTTTTATTGGAACCGGTTCGCAAATGAGTCATCAACGATTTTCTTTGATCTTCGAGCCGGCTCTGCGACGGGCGTAATCGATTATCACGCAGAGTCTGGGACCCCAGGGTTTTGTAAGCACGAGATCCGGTACACCTGCCCCCGAACACCTGAATGGAACAAGTGGAGGGATAACAGCGGGAAGAAGATGACGCAGAACGATTTCGCTCTGTTCATTGAGGATTCTGTGCCGGACATTCTCGAACCAAACGGCGGCGAGATGCTTGAGATTGCATCCAGCTTGCAGGCCAACAACAAGGTCACTTTCCGTTCCGCAGTACGTCTCGACAATGGCGAAACCCAATTCGTTTACGAAGAGAACATCGACGGCAGAGCCGGAGCAAAAGGAAACCTCAAGATCCCTCAGGCCATAAAGATCGGCATCCGCCTTTTCGAAGGTGGTGCCGGGTATCAGCTGGAAGCAAGGTTCCGTTACAGCATCAAGGATGGACAGCTGGTCATGTGGTACGACCTCGTTCGCCCACACCTTGCGCATGAGAATGCGGTGACCGAAGTCTATTCGATTTTGGAAGAGGGAATGTCCAACGGACACATCCTCCGCGGCTCGCTCTAAAGGCATCCGTGAAAGCCAGAACGAACAAGTTTGTTCTGAGAAGCCCCAGGGATGCAGATGCTCTCTGGGGTGTCCTCAAGTGCTGGTCAGGCCAAGCAGAGGCCGGGCAGCCGCTAGAGGTGAACGTCGGGGTCTATGAAAACACGCGGAACGCTGATCAAAACCGCATGTTGTGGCGAATCCTGACCGCCTTTTCACAACAGATCGAATGGCCCATCAATGGATGCATGCAAAAGATCAGCAAAGAGGATTGGAAGGTGATTCTTTCAGCCAGTTTTAGGGCCGAAATGGCGAGACTGACCCAGACCACAGACGGTCGGATTGTCATGCTTGGGGTTAGCACCAGCCGAATGAGTAAGCGAGAGTTCACCGAGTTTATCGAGTTCCTGCTGGCTGTAGCCGCAGAGCGCGGGGTTGTTCTTGAGTTAGAAGAGTCCGGCACTAAACCTAAAGAAATTGAAGACGGCAAAACCATAGAGGCTACCCGCAATGATTCGGGTAACTGGGAGTACGAAGCAGCATGATCATTGAGAAACACATCCTCAAGGGTGACGAGACTTACAACCTCGCTCCTTTCCGATTCCCCTGGGCCTACACCATGGCTCAGCACAGCCTATCGAATCATTGGACCCCCCAGGAAGTTCCGATGGGGACCGACAAGGCATGCTACGAACTGGAGCTGACCGACGACGAGCGTTACATGTTCCGGCATGTGTTTGCCTCACTCACAACAGCTGACTTGGCAATTCAGGAGAACCTGACTGCTCGAGTCTACGAGATGGTCAAAGCAGCTGAGATCCGGCTCTACGTCTCCCGTCAGATCGCTGAGGAAGGACTTCACAGCGTCAGCTACCAGCACGTTATCGAAGTTCTGGGGCTTGATCAGGCAGAGACCTATTCGCTCTATCGCAGGGTCCCAGAGATCAGACAGTGGTTCGATTACGCAAGAGCCATCATTGGACACAAAGACGCGCTAATACCCCTGATCTTCTACTACGCGATCTTTGAAGGGGTGTTCTTTCCGTGTGCCTTTGCCGCGATTTATTCTCTGCACCGTCGCCGTCTCATGACCGGCACAGGCCAACAGATTCAGTACATTCACCGCGATGAAACCATGCACATTGGTTTCGGGATCAAGTTGATCAACGAGATCTTTCTCGAGATGGGTTACCGCCCTGGAACGGATCTGGTCCACAAGCTTTTTGATGTATCGGTAAACCGACTCGACGAATGGGCCGATCGTTGTATTCCGCCTGTGCTTGGCTACAACGCGGATCTCCATAAAGCCCATACGCGATACCTCGTTGACCGCCGTTTGGCAGCCCTGGGATACCCAAAGCTCTATCAAGCGCCAGAAGCTTTGCCATGGCTCGACGAGATGGCGTCAATCAAGAAGGAGAAGAACTTCTTCGAAAGCCGGGTCACCGAATACCAATCAGGTGGAGCGCTCCAGTTCGACGACGCCGATTCAATCGAAGCGATCGGGTTCTGGAGATAAGCATGACCGTATTCAGAAACATCAACGACGCCTGGACATCTCTGTCCCAGGAAACGCAGATGACGCTGTGCAGGAAAACATTCGAGTTTGCATGGCTCATGAGGGACTCGGAGTTTCGCCAGATCATCCATCAACAGAACCTGGACACTCACTTCTGTAAGCGGTGTGGTGGACGAGTCTCTGATGAAAACGGTCGCCTTAATCAATACATCCACACCTGTACTCCGCCAGTGATCGGCGGGGCCTGATTCAACACATAGGAGACGCAAACAGCATGATAGGAATGCAGCAATACATCGGCACAAAGCGCATCAACGCGATGCCGATGACCCGCTCGGAATACAACCTACTCAGAGGCTGGCAGCTGCCTGAAGACGAAGATGGATCCGACGAAGGGTTCCTTGTTGAGTACATCGATGGTGGGAAAGCAAACACTGAAGCCTTTGAGGGTTACGTGTCCTGGTCGCCAAAGGACGTTTTCAATCGGGCTTACCGCGAAGTCAGGGGACTTACCTTTGGGGAAGCCATTGAGGCGCTGAAAGCTGGAGAGAAGGTTTCTCGAGCCGGATGGAATGGCAAAGGAATGTTCATTTACTACGTTCCTGCTAATTCATATCCCGCCCAGACCGAAGCTGCCAGAAGCGTATTTGGTGACATGGTTCCCTACCGAGCCTACCTCGCCATGAAAACCGTCAACGACGAAGTGGTGCCTTGGCTGGCATCGCAGTCAGACGTTCTTGAATCAGATTGGGAGATCGTACCGTGAAAAATACCGTTACCGCCGATTACATCAAGTCCCGAATTACGGATGTTCATTACACATCTGTTCCGGGAACGACAACGACCATCTGCTCGATCATCGTCGAGAACGGGTTCGTCGTCTCAGGGACATCCGCCTGCGTTGATCCGAATAACTTTGACCGGGAAACTGGGGAAGAAATCGCGTTCGACAGCGCTTTCGAGAAGCTTTGGGAACTTGAGGGATACCTTCTCAAGGAAAGGATCCACCAGGAACAGGATGAAAAATGCCCCGGATGCCCTGCCTGTGAACAGGAAGAAAAGGTCACTGGAGGCATCAAAGTTCGGGTCATCTCTCTCGATGACCTAATCAAAAACCTGATGCATTGAGTTGCGGCCCCCGACCTTTTAACCGAGGTCCGTAGGAGTACACGGGGGCCACCTTTTAGAACCATTGCGGATTAACCCTCCATGTCCGGGCCGGGCCTCGCTTGGTGCTAATGACAGCCGGGAAAGACCGGCACTAATAAGAGATGGGATTGCTCCGTTGCTCTTAGGCGGCGGTGAATCGACTGAATCAGTAGCAGTCCCATCCCTTATAAGAGGAGGCATGAAATGGTTGAAGATGTTTGGTCGGTGACCCCGATGTTGCGTTTTGTTTTGCGGAAGTATCCAGACGGAATGCTTTCGGTATTGCAGCAATACTGGATTCAGAAAAGCACAGGAAATTCAGAGTGGCGCGACGTTCCATTATCTGAGGTTGAGTGATGAGCGAAACAAGATTCACGCCGGGGCCTTGGACTAAAACAGATTTTGATGGCGGAAGAATGTCTGAGGTAAGAGTTGAGGGGCGACTTGCATGTCTACTGCATTGCTTTGGCAAGAAACCAACCAACGAAGACACGGCAAATCTAAATTTAATCGCCGCCGCACCTGAGCTTTATGAGGCGCTTGAGAGAATTGAAAGCAATCCGTGCCTCAAGGATATGAACTACTACACACAAGAAGCAGTTAAGTCCGCCCTAGCCAAAGCCAGAGGTGAACCATGAGCTTTCATGTTCCAAACCAGTTTCGAATCAGGAATGGGCGTTATGGCTCTGAGGACAGCATCGGTAATGCTGGCGCATTTGCGATAGCGAACAAAAGAATGTTGTTCATGGTTATTGCATCAGACGCTGCTGGATGGGAACACGTCTCGGTTTCTCTTCCGGATAGGACTCCGACCTGGAGAGAAATGTGTTTCATCAAAGACCTCTTTTGGGATGACGATGACACCGTGGTCCAGTATCACCCACCAAAGTCTGAGTATGTGAATAACCATCCATTTTGCCTTCACTTATGGAGGCCAACAGCTATCGATCAAGGGATACCCTTGCCGCCGTCAATTCTTGTTGGGGTAAAGCCATGAACCCCAATGATTTGCTGCGGCAGGCGCTAGAGGCTTACGACCACGAGGATGAGCCTTACTTTGAAAGAATGCATCACGCCTTTGCTGAGATTCGCGAATATCTCAAAGCGCCGAAGGATGATCGCGAAACAGATTTCGGGATCATGGAGTTTATAGGCCAGCTCCACCCGAATGGCTTGCTGGACGGGGATATGCCCATGCACCTGCCTTTCCCAATCAAGCTTTATGCGCGTAACACCCAGAGCTTATGCCCAGACCCAGAGCTGATTACAGACGAAGAAATTCTGAAGATAGCTCATCGCACAGCCGATAGATACTGGCACGAAGGGTTCGATAGATACGAGGCTATCCGCTATGGATTCTCTGACCCGGTGATGGTGGATTTTGCTCGAAGGTTTATTAGACATATCGGCATTGGAGGAGGGTAAATGAACGAAGCACCGAAGAAGATTTGGATAACAAATGCAATGCAAAGCATGATTCCGAGATCAGATCCAAATGACCCGCCATTTCCAGTTGGCATGAAACCGATTCGCTCTACCATTTACATCCGCGCAGACCTAGTGGATGGGTTGGTTGAGGCGTTGGAGAAAATAAGCGGGTTCACGATATCGCAGTTTGCCAATACGGCAGACATGGCTAATGAATGTTGCGATGTTGCCCTCGCCGCGCTGAAAGCGTTGGAGGAAGAATGAGCGGAACAAATCCAGAAGCGGAGCCTGTGGGATCGATATGTCTACGTGACGAGACAGGGCTGTTTTCTTACGTTCCCGTCTACCTCCACCCACCCAGACCTTCGCCAGCAAGGAAGCCGATGACGGAGGAGGAGATACAGAAAGGGGTTAAACGCCTTAAAGAAATGGTAGGAAACAAATCGTCAGAAGTTTATGCAGCGTTTGAGGTTGGCATTCGCGTAGCAGAAAAATATCACGAGATAGGAGGGGGTGATGAGTGAAACAAATATCCTTCCCAAACCTGATGCCTTGTATCGACACCACAGCGGGAAGGTTTATAAGGTTCTTGAAATTGCCAAGATGGAAGCAACCGGAGAGGTTGTGGTTGTTTACCGAGAGCGTTTTTCGATGGGTAACGTATGGGTGCGCCCTGCATCTGAGTGGTGGGATAAGTTTATGGAGGTGATGGGATGAACAAAGAAATTGCTGACAACATCCGGCGTCTCGCAAATGCCATTACGCCAATAGATTCCATTCCGGGTGAGGATGCATCTGGAGGCAGTGTTTCCAGTTTGACTGAAGCCGTTATGGGGGTGACCTCCGCTTTGGTAATGATTGCTGACAGTATTGACAATTACAGCAAGGTCATAGAGCAAACCCGGAATGAGGAAAACGCATGAGATACGTCCTCATTAAGCGAGCTGCCGAATTGACAGGGTATTCTGTCCAGGCGATAGAATCCAAGATCGCAAAGTCACAATGGCTTGAGGGTCTCCATTACAAGAAGGCCCCGGACGGCCGCGTATTTATTGATCTTGAGGAA